ATAAAAGAGATACCTAAAGAGATTGGACAACTTCACAATTTACAACAATTATACTTAAATGGTAACCAGATAAAAGAGATACCTAAAGAGATTGGACAACTTCACAATTTACAACAATTATACTTAAATGGTAACCAGATAAAAGAGATACCCAAAGAACTAACACAACTTCACAATTTACAATATTTATGGTTAAATAATAACCAGATAAAAGAGATACCCAAAGAACTAACACAACTTCACAATTTACAAGAATTATACTTAACGAATAACCAGATAAAAGAGATACCCAAAGAGATTGGACAACTTCACAATTTACAAAGATTATACTTATATAATAACCAGATAAAAGAGATACCCAAAGAACTCTCTCACTTACCTATAAGAATCTAAGAAATAATAAAATAAATGTAAAAATATATTTATTTTAATTAGAAATGAATAAATTATAAAAATGAGTTTTGAGCCAAGTTTAATGAAAATCACCGAATTTAATATAATACCATTTATTTTCTCATTTTCTCATTTAATCCTTAATCACACAATAATATTTAATTCATTCTCCACATCTTTACGCAAATTATCATAATTAGATATTACATCTTCAACAATTTTTACTCCAAAATTATATTTCTTCAACATTTCAATTATTTTCTCTTTTCTCTCTTCCATATTTTCATATAACTCATTCACCATCTTATCAATTAATTCCTTACCACCTATATCTAATAACATTTTAACATATCTTTTATTCTTATTTCCCCATATATCTTTTCTTTTTCCAATACTTCCCTCATCAATACTAATTAATCTATTATTTTTATCAACTAAAACATTTCTTACATTAAAATCAGTTACTTTAAATATAAATCTATAAATACCAATTTTAATAAATTCATATAACATATCTCTCCTATTCTTTAAATCATTCTTATATTCCCCTATTTCTCTTCCTTCTTCAATAATATTCATTACACAATATACAACATCATCTTTATCTAATAATTCCCAATTATTATTCCATTTTTTAATATTTTTATCCTTTTTAGCAATTATTTTATTAGTTCTAATCCTATACATTCCTATTTCATTTAAACCAAAATATTTCTTTAACCCATCTACCACACAATAATCTCTATTATAATTCATACTTTTTCTCCCTTCTTTTAAACATACATATTTACCTTTAAACAAAGCAAAAGCACACATTACTTTATTTCCACAAGTAATATCAGTACATAATTTTATATTACTAAATTCATTAAAATCAACAAACTCTAAATCTTTTTCTATATCTACTTTAACACTCTTCACTTTCCTTTTCTTTTTTCTAACATTCTTATTATTTACCTTTTCATTTACACTATCTATTCCTAATTTAATATAAACATTTCTCCATTTTTGATTATAATATTTCTTATATTCATTTATTACTAAAGCTCCTTCTAAAACAAAATCTTTTTTATTCTTTCCTCTATTTCTACCTTCACTACAATGCATATCCATAGCATAATCATCAATTAATAATTTTCTTCTCTTTATAAACATATTATTAACATCAACATTATATTTATCAAAATTTAATTTTTTATTCCAATTTATATCATCATAATTTAATAACAAATTAATACTACTTAATAAAAATATAAGTCTTTCATTTCTCTTTTTATAATATTCTATTAATCTATAATTTAATAATTTATCTAACTTATTATTATCCATTTCTTTTCCTTTATTTATTAAATATTCCCAAATTATATAACTACAACCTTTCCTTCTAAATCTCAAACCTCCTTTTTCTCCTTCCTCTTCATTTTTAAATATTTTTATAGCATAATAAAAACAATCATTCTCTCTTCTCTCAAATAAATCTATAAATTTACTAAATATTAAAATATTATTATCACTATCTCCTTTCTTAACATATAAATTTGCCTTTTCTAAATTTCCTTCACTTAAACATAAATCTAATTTATATTTATCAACTCCTATTTTATAATAACCCTTTATATCACTATTAATCCTTAACATATTACATTCTATTAATATATAACTTATTTTTATTAATTTATCTAACTCTTCTTTTCCATTATTTTCAAATTCTTCCAATAATTTCATTACTTCCAAATATCTTTCCCAATCGTCGAAACACATCTCCTCATCTAAAAATATTTTTATTCTATTTATTACATTACTTAATACTATATAACCTTTTTCTCCCGCAAATTTAAATAAATATAATTCTACCATCACCCATATCATTTTTTCTAATTCTCTTCTTCTCATATATTTTTGTAAAGCGCTTTTTAATAAATCTATTCTATATCCATAATAACTTTTATTATTAGAATTAAATAAAGTTCCATTAAAATGTAATAAATTCTCCTTATTTAAATATTTTAACATATTATATAAGTCTTAATTATATGTTCAAAAATCATATAATTGATCATTTTTATTCCTATATTTCTATCTTATGGCGATGGAATGCAATTGCTCATATATTCCAACTGTCTATATTATCTTCTTTTCATTCTGATACCAGAGTTTATCCGTCGTAACTCCCGGTTAAACCGATAAAAGAGATCCCCAAAGAACTAGGACAACTTCCCATTTTACAAACAATAAACTTAAGAGATAACGAGATAAAAGAGATACTCAAAGATATTGGGTGATTTTATCTAATATTAATTTAATATATACGATTCAGGATTATTTCCATAAGGAAAAAATTTCATAATAATTCCATATCTTTTTAATTCATCTATATATTCATTTAGAAAATCTTTATCCTTGTAATATTGATTATATGGAAATAAATGGTAAGTATAGGATAATTCTATCTCTTCTAATAATTTTTCAACCTCGTAAATATAATTGGAGTTAGACTTTGATATTTCTATTAATTTTTCAACTATTTTTCTAATCAATGGATAGGAAATATAATAAACATAAACTCCTTCCTTACTAAATACGATTGAATTTTGTACTACCAATGGATCATCTAATGGGTGTTCTACTTTATTATTTAAATCTGAAATAATTGTAGAAATATGAGTAACTATATTAGCTAAATATGATACAATATCTAATATGGATGGCGGTTCATAGTTATTACCTGTAAAAGGATGTGTATGAAAAAGTGTATCTGTATCCCTTTCTAAATTTAAATTTATTTTATTTGCATTTCCATTAAATAATAATTTATATTCTATTTTACCATTATAAGAGATTGTACCACCAACTTCATTCTCACGATTACATAATGATTTTAAATCTAATAGTAAGCCATTGGGTAATATGTATTTTTGTTTTAGATTGTATAAATAGATATCTTTAGGATATTGGGGTGAAAAATTATTCCCAAATGTCTTGAATTGAGTTAAATCAATATTATTTCGGAGTAACCCTAATTTCTTTAATCCATCTAAATATCTCCAATTATTATAATTTAAGCTTTTGAATCTAAATCTCAAATAATTCCATTCTTTTTCCGTTAATAATTTGGGTTTCATTTAAGTATTAATATAATTATTTATAAATAAGAATAAATAATTAATTTGAATTTTTACAGATTTTCAATGTAATCTTTTTTGGAGTATCCATTGATATTAAAGGTGCATTATTTCTATTAAATCGTTCTAGTCTTTTCTTATGAATAGAAGATATAGATGTCTTTTGTTTGGGAGATGATTCGGATAAAATCGGTTTATGATCCTTTACATTATCCAATAGATCATCTATAAGATGATCTGTTTCTTTGTCTGTAGATGGTTTTGTATCGGTTTGAATAATTTTAAGTTTTAGACAGGATTTCTTATAACTAGGCTTTTTCTCAATAAATATATTGGATGGTTGAGGTAAATATTTATATAGTTTAATAATCTCATCTAACCAATCTAATGCATCATACATGGATAACATATCTCTAGCATGTGTAAGATCTCTATTAATATCTAAAACAATCTCATCCTGACATATTTCATCTGATCTCTGATGTTTAAATATTTCTCTACATCGAACATAATTAAGTATATCTGTTTTATCCTTATATTTACTTGGTAAATTTTCTATCTGTTTACACTCTTTTAACAATTTATAAGATGTCTTGATACCACATCTAAAAATATTAGCATTAAAATCACAACCGGCCATAATACAAAGATCTAAAAATGTATTATATTCCATAGATAAATCTGATAACACAGGTTTAAAAATAGTACATTTTACGACCTGTTCCATTTTATTAGTCTCTAAATTTTTGGCCCATCCTCCATCTTCTCTAATCGTTAACGGACAACCCATAGCTACAACATCTGTATCTCTACTATAAACAGCATCTACTTTTCCTTCAATACATAACATAGCACATAATTTTTCTCCTTCTTCAGTGGCTAAAAGAACAGGAAATCCACAGGCTTCTAATACCCCAATCAATACCTCTTTCTCATCCTTATCTATAGTACCTAAATGATGCATTTTCTTTCTTAAATCCATTAACATTTGAGGGGTTCTTTCTAATTCATCCAACTGTAAAATCTTCTGTTTCAGTTTGGTCGCCTCAGCAATTCGCTTCTGTTTATCCTCTCTTCTTTTCTTTTGTGTTTCAGATTTCTCATCAATATAAGCTCCATCAAAAACAAACAAAGGAGTTATTCCAAAATTCAACCATAAAAATATCTCATCACGACAATATTTCAACCATAATTTAAAGATTTCATCTCTATCCGGTTCATTAACACACACATCTGTTTTATTAACAATCTCTTTGTGTGCTCTAGACATTAATTTACGGAAAATATTATCGCAATCCCATGCAACTCTCTTACCTCTAAACCAAGAATATGGTAAATTAATAAATGCTGATGGCGAAATATCCTTTAAAAAGGGATTAAAACCTTTAATTCCCATATTGTATTTAATCTCATTATTTAGATTTATTTGAAATCAAATTCGAAGATTTATCTTTATAAAGAATCAGATGAATTAAAAAAGATGTTTGGGTTTTGGAATGATAGTAAGAAAAATACAAAATATAATAAACCTAATCGTAGACAATTTTCTGATGAAATTCCAAGAAAAAAGAGAGCTAATGTTGAGTTAACTGAAAGAGAGAAAAGACTCGGAAATGTTATTGTAGAGAAGAAGCCTTTTCAAAAGTCAGGATTCTGGACGGAATCTCCTCATAATAATAAGTCGAATATGAAATTTAAAAAGACTTTGGAAGACTCTGATTCCGATTCCGATTCTGAATCTCAAAATATCTGTGAATTGAATAGTGAAATTAGTAAAATTCGTTCTGATTTAGATTTATTAATGGATACTCAGGAGGATAAAAAGATTAATCAATTGATTGTTAGACTTAATCAATTGGAAGATGATTTCAATGATTATAAGGAATATGTGAATAAAATGTTATCTCTTTTCACAGAGGCTCTTAAAGAACATATTCATAAAACTGAAGATAAGATAACAGAAGAGGAGAATAAAGATACAAATGATTTTACTTTACCTTTTGAATATTGTAGTAAAGAGATTAATTCATTAATACATATTAATCAGGATTTAGAGATTACGTTATCTATTATAGATGATGGGTTTGTATTTCCATTCGGAGAAACACATATACCTATTGACTTTGATTCTGATATAGTTTTTACTTTTGATGAGGGTTATGTATATGGAGATTTGATTAGAAATGAGAACGGGTTTTATATTGTTGTTTTTAGGGAATTTAAAGATTTTTATGGAAATGATATAGTAATGAATGAGTTAGAATTTCCTATAAAATTAACTCTTGTAAAAGAAACTAAAGAATTCGCATCCAATCAGCAGACAGATTCAACAGAGGGGGAAGGGGTTTCAGAGGAATCTTCAGAAAGTTCTTCCCATGAAATTATCGAGACAACGATTGATGAGGTTCCTGATGAATTTAATGAGATTCCAAACCAAGCTTATGAACCATTTTATGAAGATATACCTAATGAAGAGGTGATTGATGAGATTCCTGAAGAGGTAATTGATGAGATTCCTGAAGAGGTAATTGATGAGATTCCTGAAGAGGTAATTGATGAAACACCTGAAGAGGTAATTGATGAGATTCCTGAAGAGGTGATTGATGAGATTCCTGAAGAGGTAATTGATGAGATTCCTGAAGAGGTGATTGATGAAACACCTGATGAAGTGATTGATGAGATTCCTGAAGAGGTAATTGATGAAACACCTGAAGAGGTGATTGATGAAACACCTGAAGAGGTGATTGATGAAACACCTGATGAAGTGATTGATGAGATTCCTGAAGAGGTGATCCAAGAAACTCCTCAAGAATTTAAACTTCCTATTTTTAAAAATATTTCTTTACCCCCTATTAATTCACTTAATAAATAAATATAATTATTACATAATAATTATATTTTTAATTTTCATCCTCCTCGCTATAAGCAAACATTTTCAAATATCTAGTCACTGTATCAATTATTTCTGGTGTAAATTTACGTGTCAATTCACCATTTATAAAAATCTGAACAGAATATCTTTCAATATATCTTTCAATTCTCTCCTGATCAACTCCTTCAAATTGTCTTCGAAGTTCACCATTTAACAATATCTTAAATGTAGGTAGTGATTTTATCTCTAAACAATCATCGTGTTCGATTTTTTCAGCATCTACAGATAAAAATTTTACACCAGGATACTTGGAAGCCATTTTTTCATATACGGGAGCAAATCTTTTACAAGGTCCACACCATTCTGCATTAAAATCAACAACAACCAATCCCTTCTCTTTTAATTTGTTATACTCTCTGGCAGATTTAATATGTATTACAGACATTTATTTGAAACAACATTTCTTTAGATATCTAATAATCGAATTCCTCAGAATCCTCAGTTTCTTCAACATAAGCCTGGTCCGGATTAATAATTAACATCGCTCTAGTATTTTCCTTTATACATAATGATAGAGCAACAACTATTAAATCGCTGATTAACAATACAAGAAAAATTTTAACTCCTATTCTAGGTTTGATTAAAAAAATAACTACAGAAATGAATAAACTTAATAAAGTAAATAAACCCGCAAAAATCAATCTATGTTTTAATTCCATTGATATATATCACCTGATTAAATAATCAATCATTTATGAAATATTCTCTAGTATACTCAGCTGAATTAATGTTATAAAAAATGGGTAATTCTTCTGTATCTATTGTTTCTAACTCTTCTAAATTAGATCTTACGATAGATATAGTAATTAAATATAATCCTAACCAATAAATTGCATTTGTAATTAAATGTGTATAATATGGAAAATATTCATCAAAGAATATAGTTAGAAATAGAATAATATCTGATATATTATACAAGATCAGACCAAATAAACATAAAATACTAGAAATCGTGCTTTCTTTTTCTAATTCCCCTATTCTCATAATACTCATTACCAAAGGAGGCGTTAACCCAAAAATAATATAAAAAAATATCATGACTGATAATTTACTTCTAATTAAAATAATAAATGTAACTCCTATACATAAATGTAATCCTGTAAATACTGTAGATATAATCCAAAATTTTCTAACCGGGTATCTGATTATTTCAAATTTTTTATAAGGTTTGATGCATAGATTGATTGTCAATAGAATTCTACCAACTAGGAAAAACCCACCACCAAATATAAAAAATAATTTATTATGTTGTATCATATTAAAAGATTTAGGATCATATATACCTAGAAATAAATCACCCAACGTATTTAATAACATGGTGATGAAAATTAAAACAGAATACATATTAAACGTATACATATAAAAATATATAAGGTTTAGAAGTAATAGGGTTGAAGTTGTACTTATTTTTAAACCCACTATTAATAAATCATTGTCAGATTTTAAACTATAATAATCATATAATATAGAAAGAGTTATAAGTAATGATAATATTACCAAAGATACAATTCTATATTTACAATGTTCCATCTGATTTTAATGGATTGTATTCAAAATTATACAATCAATTATATATTATAAATCATATATAAATGGGGAGATTTTTTTGGGAATGTGAAGGGAAAGAATATATATTTGATCCTAATAAAAGATATTTAATTTATTATCGTGGTAACTTTTCCCCACCCACAAAAGGCCATTTTTCACTAGTAGATAAATATATAAATAATTATAATGTAAAATATTTAGTTCATCAGATAGCAGATGAGAAAAGACATAATTGTCCCGAATGGTTAGCAAGAAAAATATGGAGAATATATATTCATGAATTATTACCTAAAGATAGAGTTATATTGAAAAAATGTGGAAGTTCTTTAGATGTATTAGATTATGTTGAGGATATAGATGTTGTTGTTTATTTACGAGGTAATGAAAAATATGATATAAAGGATAAGATAAAGAATACTAGAGAAAGATATAGAAAATTAAGACATAAATTAAGAGATAGAGATATACAATTAGATTATATATTTTTAGATCGCCCTCAATTAAATATATTATCAGCAACTAAATTTGTAGAAGCTATAAATAAAATTAAACATAAAAGATATTTAGATTCAAGAGATTACCGTAAATTAAGACCATTTATGCCTGAAGAGTTATCAGGTAAGGGCGTCAAGTATGTAATAGGAAAATTATGTAAATGTGATTTAAAATGATTGATTAAATCAATAAAAAAATAGTATATCAATCATGGATTTATTTTATTTACCTACAACTTACAATCAACTCACTCATGCTAAAGCTATTAGTAAAGAATATATCAATAGAGCTATTATTCTAAAAGAGGAATACCAATCATTGATTAAACGTAATGGAGAAGATATAAACCAACTTTTAAATGAGGATGGAAGAGAAGAAGAGATTAATGATTTATTAGAAACATATGAAAATTATACAGAACAGATGGAAAGATTGCAACAGATCATATCTATAAATGATTTAGTTACTGAAGATCTGATCAAAGAAATTAATAAAATGGAATTAGATTTCTATAATATAATTGCTACTCAAGATATTAGAGAACAACTTAAACGTGAAAGAGAATCACAGCAACAGATGAATACGAAGATTGAAGAAATTGTCAATGATATCAATACTATGTGGGATGACGGTAAATCTGAAGAGGAAATTAAGGATATTATAAGATCAAAATTAAAAGATATAGCTAGAAATTTTACAGATGAAATGTTTGAATATATGATTAACTATTTATTTATTTTAGTAACTAGAGATAAATCGGTAAGAGTAAATCTTAATGATCAACAAATTTCTAAATTAAAACGTATCACTATTGAAGAAGATAATGAAAACACATGTACAACTTGTTTAAACCGATTTAAAGAAGGAGAAGATGTAATCGTATTACCCTGTAACGATAAACATATGTATCATACAAATTGTATTGTACCTTGGTTGAAAATGTCTGTTCATTGTCCCTTATGTAAGGCAGATATTAGAACTTTCCTTAACTAATCGAATTAATTATATTTTATACTAAATATAATTATATTACATAAATGCTGTTTCATTCAGATCTAGCTTAAATTTCAACCCATAAAACTTATTTCTATGTGGTTTGGTTAATCTTGTAGTTAATTCTTGTTTTAGAATTTGTCTATCAGGAAGTTTAAGATTACCATAATTTTCTCTAAACCAATCTCTAAATCGGGAATAAATTTCACTCAATACAAGAAATGATTTCTCATCCAATGGTTTCTTTTTACCTTCAGGCCAATCGGGAATATCTTTAAACGCTTTCTCGATATTTTCTCTAATGAATTGAGTGTAAATATCATTATCTTCCCAATATTCTGAAGTTGTTTTCTTTACAATATCAGGTTCTGATAATCCTTCTTTTCTGTATAAAGTATAGGTTTTCACTAAATACCACATAAAGGCTGGAGCTAATTCTGGAATTTGATTTTCAAAAAACTTATCCTTTTGAAACTTTCTTTGTCTAAATCTTTCATCCATAGTTTTTGGTGGATAATCAACCCAAGTAGACAAATAAGGTAAAATAATCATTCTATTTTTAATAGCCTTATCGCAATTTGGAAAAATAGGAATACCATTACATTGAAGATGTAATTTAAACATGGGTTCAATCTCACCACCATTATCATTTAAAAATCTAGCGAAGAAACGATCACCTCCAGTCATCTCTTTAATTGTTCCTGTTTTCATGGGTGTATCCGGATCAGGTTCCTGAACAAATGCGATTCTTGCATATTTACTTCTGGCAATAGCCGGATCAGGTCCTCCTGAAGATTTCTTAGATGTGAAAATAGAAGTAGGGAAAGTAATACAATAAGCTCCAAAAACAGCTTCGAATAATTTCTTAATCATAGATTTACTATTATCTCCCTGACCTGAATGTGTTGTAAATTTCTTATCTGAATTTTTACCTCTTAAACAACTCGCCGCAGATTTACCGAAATAATCTAAAAGTCTCTTATCTGGAAATACTTTACACAACCAATCCATTAATCTGATGACTAAAGGATGTTTCTCGTGTAAATCGTGCCTCCAAAATAAACCTGTAGTAAGAGAAACATAATCTTCAGGTTTACCTTCTCTCACAATTGCTTTTGTATCTAAAGTTTCAACAACACCATTAACTAAACCCATAAGATTCTCATTACCATCTAAAAACTTGTTAAAATCTTCAACATAAAATTTCTCACAGGTCTCTAAAACAATCTTATGTTTAAAAACTCTAGTCTTTAATTTATTGATTAACTTCCCAATCTTTCCAATTAAAATCTCTGCAGAATCTTTAAAATGAGGATCGTTAGAATCCTGAATTTGAATGGCCACCTCAGTTCTGAATTTTTCCATAATCTTTAAGAAATCCTTACTGATATAGGATCTAAGAACATGAAGGTCATCAGTTTGTTTCCAAATGTGATTCTTAAAATGATACAGTTGTCCCTTTTTAAGATTTCCACATGCAAATTCTAACCAATAAATTTTATAGACAGCGTGAGCAACATCAGAATCTAAACAAGATGTAGCCACTTCCAAATCCTTTAAATACCAATTTTTATGCCATTTTTCATATTCATGAGGACTATCTTCTCTAGCATACCATGCTAAAGTTTTAATAGTCATATGGCTATCCTGAAAAGTACTATAAAGAGATTTACATTCTTCTGGAGTATGATTGTCGGAACTTTCTGTAAATTCGATCCATTTTTCTAACCCTCTTTCAGATCCTTCAAAAGCACCATAAAGAGATTTACCAACATCTAACCAGAAATGATCTTCCTCGACTCTATCTCTACTTAACATAGCTAAAAATGTATTAGAAAGATATTCAGGACCTTCGATATCCTCATCTGAAAAGTCCGAACTTCTCGATTTATATAATCCTTTTACTGATGTTTTTAGTTCTGTTGGAGGGGATTGAATGGCCGGTGTAATTACTTTATAATAATAAATACTCAAATATAATGGTAACCAATAATCATGACTATCATCACCCTTCTCAAAAATTTCTGTACTGATTAACCCATTCTGAGCATGTTCATGATTTACGGGATTAAAAATTTGCCCTATTTCATAAAATTGTGTATGATTAGTTTCAATATCCTCTTCATTGACAACACCAAAAATAAATTGAAAATCCAACTTGGGATTAATAGGATCTGTACTGCTTCCATATAAAGTAATTGGTTTTTCCACACTCAAGGGATCAACAATATCTTCCCAATCATTAACTGGTTGTGAGACCATACGTTTCATGATATTTTTATTCCTAAACATCTGTAAAACCATAGGTCTAATTAATCTATTCTGAATGCTGGCTAATGTTTTACAATAAGGAAATTGCAATCTAAATCTATAATGGGTTAACCCATCCTCTGTAAAACTTTCAGCCTCTAGATAACAACAATATAATTCAATTTCTGATTCTGAAATCTTTAAAGTCGATTTAAGTACCTGTTGATAACACCAAATTACAGATAATAAAAAATCATCATCAAAATGTTTCCCACTTTCTATAGGAAGAAATTTTAAATTAAAATCTACTATAACAGGCATATATTCGATTGGGATTTCTGCTAAACATAATTTTTTCTCTAAACCATGGTCTGATTTTACTAGATCACAATACCCTAACCAGAAATCGTCGTATTTCGAATCAGAAATTGACCATTTCTGGGCAGGTCCATAATTGGTACAATGAGAGTATTTTGTACTATTGTAATCATTATTTTTACGAAGTAAATCATATAAAGCAGAATCCATTTTTAATAAATAAAAGAAACTATTTCGAGAACATTTTTATGCGACATGAATAAGACAAAATATCCATTTCATATATTATTTATACTATGATTTATATAAGAATAATATAAATCACCTAATTTGTATATTTGATATTGTTCCATTTGGTGGTTGAATCTGTTGCTACAGTTATTGTAGTAGCACCTTTAGCAACGCTCATACATTGTGTAGGGTCACTCTTGAGACACCACTGATTAGGTGCTTTTTCAGGATTATAGACCCATTGATAATCGCTAGGTTGTAGATTATCAATATTGTCTGCTCCTAATGTATTCTTGTTATTATATAATACTACATCAGGTGTATCTGAAACAGCTTTACTGAACAATGTAAAGGTGGCAGGTTCTCCAAATTGACCTCTATCGTATTCCCAAACGTCATCTATAGTTGTTTTATCTCCAGACTTAGTTAATGTAACACTATATTGATTATTAGAATCTACTAATTGGATAAATCCTTTACTTTCTATATCTTGAATTGTAAATTCTCCCTCTAATACAGTATCTGTAAAGACGGTATCATTTACCGTTTGAGATAAACTCTCATTCACAGCAATTAGGGCCAAATAATAAGTTGTTTCAGGTATCAATCCTGATATAGTTACTGATTTTGTAGTGGTACCATCTACAGTCTGACTGCTCTTCATATCAGTGTCTTTCGAGGATGCTTTTCCACCTTCAGATACAGTTATAGGTTTTGTACTTGCGTATAAGGTAACTTTATTATTTTTAGCAGTATTATCCCAGGAAGCATCTACATCATATGATGTGGGGTTGGTTTCTGGTACACCTTTTAAATTAAATTTAGCCCCTTGTATACTAACAGCTCCAGGATCTTTAGGTTTTTTATTTCTCTCTACTATGTATAATGCTATAAATGTTCCTGCTAAAGCCAATAAAACAATTATAATTATAACACCAACGATTATACCTGCAGACATATTAAAATTATTTATTTAATTTTAATAATTTTTATTGAATATTATTTTTCCAAACTTTCATAGAATTTTCGAGCCTCCTCAACTGAATATAAAGGTTTACCTAACTTTTTATTTACAGCATTATGGGCTTTTACGGTCCATTCAAAGTAGTTCTTGTAAGTTGGAGGGTTTTCTCTGACCCAGGTGTTCCAAAATTCCTTACATTTACAACCTTTAGTATATCTGGGTATCTTTTTAGCAAAATTTAATAAATAGATTGTATCATTAATCCCTTTAAATTTAAGAGCTCTAGTATGTAACTCTTTCCACAATTCGCTCATTTATATATGCGAGATTATTTATTTTCTAGGAATTATTCTTCTTCCCTGAATCTATTAATGGCGGTAATGTATTTAATAAATTGAGCCTTTAATCTAACGATTAATCTTTCTTTCTCCTCTTCAGTAAGAGGTTTATCTGGAAACAATCTTCCGAAAAAGGGGATAATATTTTCATCTATAAAATCTTTTGGATTAGGGGATGGATGTAATCTTAAAAAGGATAAAACAGCAGCAAATGTTTCCATATTCAATACAGGTAAATCGTCCATATCTGTAAATTCAGACTGTAATTCTGTTCTTGCCTCCTGAGTAAACTCAGGATATTTCTCTAATACTTTAAATAAATTATATCCTGCAAGTTCATTAGGAGTAAGTCTCTGTTTACCTAAACCTAACCCTACCCTTGTTTGTCCTTCCTTAGTTCTTTCAAAACCTTCCTGAATAGTCTCTTCAAAGATATCCATTTCATTAATATAAAATAATTATTACCTAATCATATTTTTCTTTAAGACCAATTAAAATTTTTATTTAAACGTATATAGTTATATTAGAACGCGATTTTGATAAAAATTGTGTTTTCTGACAATATTATTTCAGTGTATTTTGTGGTATAACAAAAATCGCATTTTTCTTCTTTTTCAATAAGTCTCCATTTTGAGTTTTTCAGATCAAAGAAATATCCTGATTAATGAAAATGCTTTTGACTATTTATTTTATATTATTTATTATTTTAGTATTATATTTTATACTAGAAATAATTAGAAATCCCACATATGGCCTTATACCTTATAATAAATTTGTAGAATATATATCTGATAAGAAAGTATTTTATTCTCAAGAGGAGAAAAATAAGATCTTCCCCACATCCTTGATATTAGAAAAACATTGGAGAGCAATTCGAAAAGAAGCCTTAAATGTAATGGGGGAAAATATACAGAATGTAGGAAGAAATTTTATTATAGAAGATGAAGATTTTTGGAAAGGATGGAGAACTTATCCATTACGAATGTTTGGAAAAGACAATAAGATCAATATAGAGAACTGTCCTATTATGAAACAAATTCTTACAGATCATCCGGATATATTAACTGCTTTCTTTAGTTTAATAGAACCAGGTAAAACACTTCCTAGTCATTATGGACCATTTAAAGGGATCTTGAGATACCATTTGGGTTTATTAGTTCCACCCAAAGAGGCTGGAAATTGTCTTATATCTGTAGATGGAGAAATATACGAATGGAGAGAAGGAGAAGGAGTTCTCTTTGATGAAACCTATAAACATTTTGTATTAAATGGGACCCAATATCCTAGAATTGTATTATTTATCGATGTCAAAAGACCTTTTGATAATATGTTAATGAGAATTATTAATAATATGATTATATGGACTATAAGTGTATCACCTTATAATAATTGATCTAGATAAATAGATTATATGTGTGAAAATGGATACAAAAGCATTATATAAATTACCCAAAGATTTATTGGTTAAATTAATAACCACAATTCAATCTGATAAAGAATATATTAAAAACTTATATATTAATATTTTAAAAGAAGAATCAAATTTAACCGAAGAGGAATGGGATTTTTTTGTAGAACCCATTACCAAAGAATATTTGTCAAAGAATATTGTTAAAAGAGTTGAATCTTTTGTTTTTCTGACCAAAAATAGATTTAAAGATATCGTATGGAAAGAAGGGAAAGTATTTATAGGAATATGTAAAAATGGTAAGAAACCTGTCAATATTGTACAGAAATTAAAAGGAATTTGGCCTGACATAAGAGCTACAGATTTAACCATAATGTGTGTAAAGAATATGTGGGAATTATATAGATTAAAATATGAACAAACTATTAACGACACATATCATTATAATCGTTTTCTGGAAGGAATGTATAATAAAGAGATATTAGAGGAGAATATATTTTTAACTTTTAAGAGTAATATAGATATAACAAACTAATTATATTTAAATATAATTAGTTAAATTTAAAATGAATACAATATTTTTAAATGATGAGAATTTATCTGATCTAATCATATATTCATTAATATTTATTAGTATGTTTTATATTGCTGAAGTGGGAGCCTATTTTTGGCACAGATGGGGAGCACACACCAATATAGTACCCCCGGTTAGAGAAACTCATCACATTCACCATTTGGCAGATTTATCACATGAGGCTCATGAAGATTTCTTTTGGGTTATTGTATTATTGCTTTCATTAGGTATATTTCTAACTTATTTATATTATAAGAATTGGATAAATCTAATAATATTAATGGTTATATATGTTCCTGTAATAATTACATTTACGTGGAATTGGTATATTCATTCTGCTTATCATAATAAAGAACATTGGTTGAATCAATATGAATGGTTTCAGAATGATAAAAGAATCCATTTTCAACATCACATCAATCCAAAATGTAACTATTCAATAGCTACACATTTTACGGATGAATTCTTTAATACTTTTGAATATGGATTTCCTATAGATAATGAAATCAATTAGAACATTTAATCAACAAATAAATTGCAATTAACCCCATCCCAAACAATGTCTCTTCCCTCTCACCAATTTTAATATTTTTATCAAAGACGTCCTTCAACAATTTATCGTAATCTAATAAACCCATTTTATTCTATAGGTATTAATTTTTGATATCATTTTTATATATATAATCGTAAACCTTTTCTGTAAACCATTGGGTTAATTTTTCTTTATTGGTTTCCTGATCATAAGGTATATATAGACTTATTCTATTATATAATCTTTCAGAAATACCCTCTAAATGATCATGTATACCCAACATAACTAATAACATTAGTACCACTTTAAAAAAATTATAAACGGAAGGTAATTGATCAATTCGTTTCATAGTTTCATATATGTATTCATCTAAATTTTTATTATCCCAATCATATCTAGCCAATGTATAAATATTCTCATGTATATCTATACTTATATCATCCAGATCATCTACTAATTGAAGAACTGCAGCCAAATCGTAATTAGATTGTTCCTCCAGACCTAAAATACTTCCCATGGCCGATCCGGTCAACCCACCCTTCTCTATTGCTATTTTATGATATGTTTCTCTACTTAAATTAGGGTTTTCCTGAATAATAAAACCTTTAATCTCACTCTCAAACAACTTTTTAAAATAATGTTTACATACAGGAACTCTTTGTATTAATTGTTTATATTTCTGGGAGGTGACTGATAAAATTTGATTATGTTGAATATCCACCACCTCTCCTTTCATAAATTTATATATTTCTATTACATTTCTTAATTTATCCTTTTTAGATACACTAATATCATCTAACATATGATCTATTAACATATAAGATAATCCAAATAAAAAAGCTCCATCTAATTCTTTAATATATCCAAAATTCTGAAGAGACATAAAAATACACCCAAACATAACTATACTGCCTGAAATTTCTTCTGATCGGGTAAAGTTAATGGGGATCTGTTTAATTCTCTGTAAATAAGCTCTTATGGCCGGACCAAAATCTAATTCTTTTAAGTAATTGTCATACAAGTTGTCTATAATCTTTAAAAAAGTTTCATCCTTAGATTGGTCAGTTTTTTTAATAGGAATTAACCATCTCTTACAAATACTTTCTAATTGATTTAATTCCTCTTCAGATAATATCTTATACTTGTATCCTGTATCTTTTTCCATATAAAAATCTGAATTAATTATATCGTATAACTCATCCATTTTATTTAGATTAATAATTGATTATTTAATATTTCTTTACATCTTTAAACAATCAATTAAAATTATAAAGAAAATGAATGGAGTTAGAAGAGTTTATATTAGACATGCTCCTAAAGATTATGCAAATGGAAATTCAGAAATTTACAAACATGATCCGGGGATAACCGAATACGGAGTTGAAAAATGTAAATTTGTAGCTAGAAAGTTAATAGAAAACTGGGGTCCCCCCACACGAATTATATCCTCACCTTACAGACGATGTAGGGAAACTGCTATGATTTTAAACTCATGTTTGGAGGACCCTTTTGATGAGATATTTATTGATAACGATTTATCAGAATATTTAGGAAATCATAGACATGTAGCTATGGATGTAACACAAGAGACTAAAATATATGATCCACCTCATCCGGAAACATTTGATCAGATGATCAAAAGAGTTGAAAAACACAATAAGAGAGCAAGACGGAGAGCTAATGAATTTGGAAATGGTGTTATTTGGTATATTACACATGGGTTAATAATCAAACAATTAGCCCATTTAATTAATATTAAACTCAATAAACAGTTTCCTTATTTAACATGTTTTAGTATTATCGAACAACAAGATATGGTTAAATCAGAACAATTATTATTTCCTGATCTTGAAAATCATGAAAAGAAATGGTATAATTCAAATCGATTTACAAGAATATTAAAAAGAGGTGAAGATATCAATAAAGGAGTCCTTCATGTATTATAATTGATAAAATAAATGTAATAATATATTTATTTTAATTAGATATGGATAAAATACTTATTAACGAATTACCTAAAGACGCTTTATTTTCATTGGGTCTCCAATTAAACCTACCTGATCTATTAAACTTCTGTAGTAGTCACCCACGTATTGACAGGTTAGTCTGTCAACAGAATGATATTTGGAATGTTAAATTAAAAAAGGGATTCCCTAACTATAACCTTATGTTTCAAAAAGATACTTCAAGGGAAACCTATACTTTACTGTATGATTTAACTAATCTTAAGAATAAATTAGGATTAGAAGAATCTATTGAAGAGATTTATCAAATGAAAAGATTATCCTTAACATATAACCAGATAAAAGAGATACCCAAAGAGATTGGGCAACTTCACAATTTACAAATATTAGACTTAGCAGAAAACCAGATAAAAGAGATACCCAAACAACTAACACAACTTCACAATTTACAAACATTATACTTATATAAAAACCAGATAAAAGAGATCCCCAAAGAACTAACACAACTTCACAATTTACAAGGATTATTCTTAAATCGTAACCAGATAAAAGAGATACCCAAAGAACTAACACAACTTCACAATTTACAAGAATTAGACTTAAGTCATAACCAGATAAAAGAGATACCTAAAGAGATTGGACAACTTCACAATTTACAAACATTATACTTATGTGGAAACCAGATAAAAGAGATTGGACAACTTCACAATTTACAAGAATTATTCTTAAGTCATAACCAGATAAAAGAGATACCCAAAGAGATTGGACAACTTCACAATTTACAAATATTAAACTTAGAGCATAACCAGATAAAAGAGATAACCAAAGAACTAACACAACTTCACAATTTACAAGAATTATACTTATGTGGAAACCAGATAAAAGAGATACCCAAAGAGATTGGACAACTTCACAATTTACAAAATTTATACTTAGGTTATAACCAGATAAAAGAGATACCCAAAGAGATTGGACAACTTCACAAATTACAACAATTACACTTAACATATAACCAGATAAAAGAGATACCCAAAGAACTAACACAACTTCACAATTTACAAGGATTATACTTATATAAAAACCAGATAAAAGAGATACCCAAAGAACTCTCTCACTTACCTATAGAATATTAAGAAATGATAAAATAAATGTAAAATATATTTATTTTAATTAGATATGGATAAATTACCTAAAGACGCTTTATTTTCATTGGCTCTCCAATTAAACCTACCAGATCTATTAAGGTTCTGCACCTCAAGTAAAAGAATTAATGATTTGATATGTCGAAAGAATGATATTTGGATTGCTAAATTAAATAGGGAATTCCCTAACTATAACTCTATGTTTCAAAAAGATACTCCTAGAGAAACCTATACTTTATTATATGATTTAACTAATCTTAAGAATAAATTAGGATTAAAAGAATCTATTGAAGAGATTTATCAAAAGAGATTATTATCCTTAACATATAACCAGATAAAAGAGATACCCAAAGAGATTGGGCAACTTCACAATTTACAAAGATTATGGTTAAGTGTTAACCAGATAAAAGAGATACCCAAAGAGATTGGACAACTTCACAATTTAGAACAATTATGGTTAGATCGTAACAAGATAAAAGAGATACCAAAAGAACTGGGACAACTTCACAAATTACAACAATTATGGTTACATAATAACCCGATAAAAGAGATACCCAAAGAACTCTCTCACTTACCTATAGAATATTAAGAAATGATAAAATAAATATAAAAATATATTTATTTTAATTAGATATGGATAAAATACTTATTAACGAATTACCTAAAGACGCTTTATTTTCATTGGGTCTCCAATTAAACCTACCAGATCTATTAAGGTTCTGCACCTCAAGTAAAAGAATTAATGATTTGATCTGTCGGAAGAATGATATTTGGATTGCTAAATTAAATAGGGAATTCCCTAAATATAACCCTATGTTTCAAAAAGATACTCCTAGACAAACCTAT